CTATGGCGGCCGACCTTGCCAAGGACAAGGGGTGGTATGTGGAGCTCAATGCGGACGGGAGCGCTTGGGTGAACGGCATGGACCGCTGGGCCATGGGGCGGTTCGACGGGAAGCCGTCCACTGTGGGGGCGTTGTTCGAACGTGCCCGGTCGGCCTACCTGGAGGTGTCCGCCACACAGGTCCCCGCCCTGTCCAAGGTCCTTTCCCGTGCGCTTGTCGACATATCGGCGCGGCGGGAGATTTCCTTGCTGGCGGTGAACGTCGGTGGGAGGATCGTGTATCTGACGATGGACCATGTCAGGCACCTGAGGGATCTTGTGGACCGGGAAAAACGCGAGGCTTTTATCGCATCTTTGCTCTGATGCGAAAAACGGGCCTCTGGCGGCCTCTACGGCTTCAAAGCTCAAGTAGGACGGCTTTTGCCATAACCCCCGTTGTACAACGTTGTTAAACGCCTTTGCGGGCAAATTGGCTGTAGGTGCGTATTGCCGGATGATGAATCCACCCGGAGCAGCCCGGCTTTCCGGCGTTTTGGATTTCTTCCCGGTCGTTTTTGATAGGCTGGGATTGTCGAAGGACAAGCAGCCAAGGAGGGTTTGCAATGGAAAGAGAAAAGACGCTCAAACGCATGGAGCTTGCAAGGCTCGGCCAGTTCGGAATGGACGGGGCCGCTATCACCCTGCAGGATTTGCGCGAAGTAAAGGAGACTTTCGACGGCCGTGCGCCGGTCTCGATCGGACACGACATGACAAAGAAGGAGGACTGGTGGCCGAGTTTCGGAAACGTGGTTTCCTTGGAGCTGCAAGAGAACGAAGACGGGACCGAGGCCACCCTCAGCGGGGATGTGATGCTCGATATCGTTCTGGCCGAGGCGATCGACCAGGGGTTCTACGACGGATGGTCGATATCGATTCCCCAGCGGGGCAGCGACTCCAAGCGGTACCTGCATCACCTGGCGTTCCTCGGCGCGGTGCCTCCGAAGATCCGCGACCTGAAGATACTCAAGGAGCTGCGCGACAGCGGGGCACCCGCCATTGAGGGCGGGACGGATTTCGCAGACTCGTTCGTTTTTCACAAGAGCGATTTCTCCGAAGGCGTCCAGCCGGAAGCCGATCCCGGGGAAACCCCGGAGGACATGGAAGAAGAACCGCAGCAGGGTGCCCAAGAGGAGGTTCCCCCGGAGCCGCAGTCCGACCCGCCCCCGTCTGCCCCGTCCGACTTTTCCGACAAGAGGATGGAGTCGGCCAAAAAGATGTACAAGGGGGCCCAGCGGGCCCGGATCAAGGCCGAGCTGACACCCGTGGTTCCCGCGGGAATGATGGACAAGGTCCTTGAGTTCGGCGATCAGCTGTGCGATTTGGGACAATCCGACTTCTCCGATGAGGAGGATGTATTGGTTGCCCGGTTCGTGGAAATAGTGAAGTCGATACCCGACGGCAGGTCGAACCTGACCAGGCGGCATGATTTCAGCGATGCGAGAAGAGGCCAGGATGAGATCATCGACATCTCGGCCCTGGCACAAAGATATTGACGCACTGAGGGTGCGCTTAAGGAGATCATCACATGGAAGCAAGAACGCAGTATCAGACGATCGAGGCTAAGGAAGTGATCGATGGGCGGCACCCGCCCGTGATTTTCCCGGTGATCGCGAAGTCTGAACAGGGCATCATCCCTGCTGGATGTGTGCTCGCGAAGGATTCGGACGGCAAGGTGGTTCCGTACGCCGTGGTGTCCGATGAGGAAATGACCGGACTGGTCAACGACGCGAACAAGGTGTTCACCCACACGAGCGAGGCGGCGCCCCTGCAGCCTGGTTCGGTCAAGGTGACGCACGGCTTGGTCGAACTGGCCGACAACGGGCACGGGGTCATCGTGGGGACCGGAGGATCGGGCACCGTCGACTATGAGACGGGGGCGATCTCGGTATCGTTCCAGTCTGCGCCCGCAGCGGATTCCGGAAGTCCGGAAGTCGAGGTGGCGAGGGCTGTGTTCGCCGTGGCGATCCGGCCGACCGACACCTCCCGCGAGGATGTCGTGAGCGCGATCGTCCACGGAACCGTGCTCAAGACGGCTCTGGTGATCGGAACCGCCTCGGGGGCCCTCACCCAGGCCGCGGTTGACGCCCTGGCCAAGATCGGAATCTACGCAACCCTCTGAGGGCTGCGACTCAAGGAAGGAGAGAATCTATGGATATTTTGACATTCATCCAGGGCTATCTGACCGTATCGACCATCTCCAAGCTGATCGATCGGAAACAAAAGAGAAGGTCGGTCGTGTTCGATACGATCTTTTCCAGGCGCACACAGACCGGATTGCCGGTTGTGCGCATGGACGAATACATCGATACGATCCGCAGCGTCCCTGTGGTGACACGGGGAGGGGCCTCGCTGACGATCGGCGGCGGAACTAACTCCATCGCCATGATCGAGCCCATGCCGATCAGGCTCAACAGGCTGCTCACCGGGGCGCGCCTGAACGACATGAGGACCCTTTTCGGAGACGGCGGCGCCCGAGGCCAGGCCCTGGTCCAGGCCGAGGTCGACCGGATGATCCTCAAGCTCATGGAGACCACGGACAAAACCCGCGATGCTTTGTGCGCCCAGGCCATCACCGGCAAGATCGACTACCAGATGCAGGCCGAAAGCGGCTTCGTGCGGTACGGCGTCACCTATGGCAGCGGAACCCCCCTGTCATATACGGTGACTAAGAAATGGGATGCCTCCGGCACCGGAATCGGTGACATCCTTAATGATGCGATCTCCGTCAGGCGCAAGCTGAATGAGGAGGGCGCGTCCGGAGAGGTGGGATTCCTGGTGTCCGCCGAGGTCTTTGTCTCTCTGGCGAACAAGATCGTCACCCTGCCGGACTCCAAGAGAATGGGGGCGACGGTTGCGGCGAACGAGATCAACGTGGCCGGATTCGTGTTCACCTTGTGTGACGGATCCTATGACGACCGGAACTCTTCGGGTGAGGCTGTCGTGAAGCAAGAGGTCGAGGCGAAGAAGGCGGTGGCCTGGGTGAAGGATATTCCCGAGCTCACTTACTGTGCCGTCGACGACCTGGACGGAAACCTCGAGGCAATCCCGTTTTTTTCGAAGTCGGTGAAGGTCGAGGATCCTTCGGGTATCAGGATCATCAGTGAGAGCAAGCCCTTCCCGATGGTGAGCGAGAAAGCCTTCTGCTGGTTCGAGCCTCTTGGGGACTAGTCCTGCGAAACCAATAGGAGGGTAAAAGCAATGGGAGTCGTCACCGTCAGTGATTTGAAAGCTGAGATAAAAATCTACAACTACAATGTGCTCACCGGCGGTGACGATGATATTGCCGGACGCGCCATTCACAAGGCCACGATGTGGTGCGAGGCGAAGGTCGTGGCCGCCGGTGCGGTCTTCGATCCTTCCCTGCCCATCAATCGCGAGATCGTGATAAAGAGGGCGCTCTATGAATTGTACAGCTACGCTGAGAATGAGGAGGTCGCGCGCGACAAGCGTGAGGACGCCCTCGAGATGCTCCGGGCCGCATACGGGGATGCGGTCGATGCGTCTGGCTATCAAGGCGGATCCGTACAGCAGAACCCGATTCCCGCGGTGTCGTTCAAAAAGGGCAGGATTTCCAAGCTGCCTGACGACAGGAGCCATGCGTGAGAATCGTGGTGAAGCACACCCAGTTGGTCGAGGTTAAGAACCTGCCCATGCCCTCGCTGCTCAGGCAGGTCGGGGATTATATGGTAAGTTCCGTCCAGCGTCGCATCAACGGTGGTATCGGTCCCGACAACGCGCCTCTGACCGTCGCTGTGAAGCGCGGATCCAACACCCTGCGCGATCGCGGCCAGCTGCTGTCATCCATTTCGTCCCATGTGACCGGTTCCCAGGTGGCTGTGGGAACCAATCGCCAGGGCGCGAAGACAAATCATTTCGGGCAGACGATTACAGCCAAGGGCAAGTGGTTGTGGATCCCGGCCTCAAGCAAAACCAGAACGCTGCAGCGCCGGTATGGATTCAAGGCTTCCCAGGTCATGTCCGGGCTGAAGGCCAGCGGACACAGCGTCTGGATCCAGAGCAAGAAGGGAGGCTCCTCGGGAGTGGTTCTGGCGAAAAAGGGAAAGAAGGGAAAAGTGTTTGTTGTATTTGTCCTTAAGAAAAGCGTTGTGATTCCAGCCCGTCCGTTCATGGTGATCGACCGGAGCGACCGGGATACGATCAGGGCTTTCGCCCGTCGGCACCTGGGGGTGTCCAGATGAAATACGTGAAGCAGATATCGGCCGTGCTCAAGGCTTTTGAAAGCCATATGGCATCCGAGCATAATATGAAGGTGTTGTACGACCCCCAGCCAATTGTCATGGCCGAACCCCATGTGCGTCTTACGTTCGTGGGAGCCGATGAAAACGGAGCGTTCGACCGGCTGTTGTTCCAGGCTTCACTGGTAGGCAGCGGGGATGGTCCGGATGTCTTTCTTCCCGCCCTTATCGGCATGTCGATGCGCATCCAGGACATCTGGAGTTCGTGCCGCAACGATGGCAAGAGATGGAAGGAAATCCCCGGCGATGGAGGGACCGTACGGATCCAGTTCAAGCCGGTTCAGAACGGCAGCGGCCAGTTCATACAGAACGAGATACAGGAAGGTGAGGCCCGTCAGTGGGCTTACACATATACAGAGCCACATATGGTGGTTCTTGAATTCAAGAAGGAGAGCAAAGATGAGTAAAAAGACCATCTACAAGCCTGACGGGATCGATGGCAAGCTGTACCCCATCAAGCTTGGGACTCTGGTTGAGCCGACTTCC